CTAGGGTCAAGCGGATTACGCAAGTTCGTGTACCATCGACCTTTCCTCAGTCTCATTCGCATTGGTTCCACCCCCATTAGTTTTTGGGGAAATGTTACCACATGAATTTTAGGAGTTGAACTCATTTTAATATTCTTATGACTTGAGAAATTGCCTCTCCATCCTTAACCTGATCCCCCGTGAATTGGAGGACTTTAATCCCTCGCTCCTGACAAGCGTTCAGCTTTTCGTAATCCTTCCACATGGTTTTAGCGTTCCGGTTATGCCCACCCCGTACCCACCCGCCACCTTGGATTTCGACTGCCCACCCCGTATCCCAGTAAAAGTCGAGTCTCCATTTCCGGGTTGGGTGAAATTTGTACTCACGCACCGGGTCAGTAACTCCGACCGCTTTTAATTGGAATGCGAAATCTTCCTCAAGTTGACTCATGATCGACTTATCCACCCCTGATTTAATCCGCAAGCCTCGCTGCACCGTTTTTGGTTATTCTTTGCTTTAAACTGTTTCCCGCACTCAACACAATCCCGGAGGATTAATGGTTTTCGTTGAAAGCATGGGGCTATACATGGAGCGTTGCAGTATCTACTCCCGGAGCGGGGTGATCTGAATTCCTTCCCGCAAGATGCACATTTTTTAGGTTTAGTTTTAGCCAACCGTTCCGCAGCTAATCGTTTATTGGTCGATGTATTACGGCAGTAAGCAGAACAATACAAAGCGTTGGCTGCCTTCTTACTTGCCTCTTTCCCGCACCTGATACACTTAATTGACCTTGGGACATTCCCCCGCTCTGCATTCGTAATATTCGCCCCGGTGAATTCGTTATTCATACCGCTCCCAAGTTTCTGCCAAAAGCGGTCACAACATTCCTCACCACTCACCACGATTTTCAGTTTGCCTTTACTGTCAAAAATTTTTACCGGGTACATCGCATGCCTCCATGACCATTAATTTTCCTTGCCTTAAATTGGTTTTCTAATACTGATTAACTCGCTTGTTCCCACCGGTTTTCTCTATAGAATTGACTCGCTCAAACTGCATGGTTTTCTTGTTATCCTTGACTCGCTCATTCTCTTTGGTTTTCATCTTCCCTACTGACTCGCTTTTTAGTCTTGGTTTACTAAACTTGCTTGACTCGCTTTTCTTCCATGGTTTTCTCGAACGATATGACTCGCTTTTTAGTCTTGGTTTACTAAACTTGCTTGACTCGCTATCACGCTTTGGGTTTCTTCGCAAAGTTGACTCGCTTTCAAGCTTTGGTTTTCTTAACGCCCTTGACCCGCTTTTCTTCCATGGTTTTCTAAATGTCAGTGACTCGCTGTGATACTGTGGTTTTCTCGAACGATATGACTCGCTGATTAATTTTGGGTTTCTTCCTTCCCCTGACTCGCTAAAGTTGAGTGGGTTTCTTCTTCAAACTGACTCGCTCGTTTCCATCGGTTTTCTCTATAGAATTGACTCGCTTGGTTGCAGTGGTTTTCTATCTGGCGCAGACTAACTCCCGTGCTTCATTCCTAACTTGCCCTCGCTATATGGGGTGCTTACCGATAATCCTTCTAACGATCTCCACTCTCGATGCAAGTCAATCAAAAATAATTTAACGATATAACGCATTGCCATATTATGACGATGCCCTTTTGTTTTCTCTTTGTGGTTAGGGTGATTCTCTAGCCTCGCTTTATACTGGTAGTAAGAATCTTTATATGGACTTTCTTTAACTTTTAAAAAAGATGAACCTAGAACACCAACTAATTTGGTTTTTAAAAACGGGTTAAATGTTATGCCTTTTTTCTTTTTAACCTCGCCATCTTTAGAAATGTATTCAGTCTCGACAAGATGTTCTTTTTTGCGTGATCGCCCAACTCCATCAGGTGCGACATCAAGACCCGCATACATCCATAAGCTCGATGGATATTTTGCTTTACTAATATCTATCTCGCTCACAATCACCCCACCCATAGCTGCACCAACTCCCTTAACGTGCAGCAAAAAACTTTGATATATTGGATAATCTGCCAAAACATTTTTTAAAAAAATAAAATGCTGCTTTTCTTCCCTTTCAAGACCCACATAGGACGATACAAGACAAAGCTCCGTATAATCATCAATAACCCCATCTCCCTTAAAAACAGCCCGTCTTGGAAAGGTCTTAACCCCATCAGTTATTTTTTTATAAGAGGCTCTGATCTGGTTCAGTAACATTTTGCCCTTTGCATCAATTTCTGCCTCTGGCTTGCTTGGCTCTTGCCCTAGCTTCGCCTTGAAGTTACCAACAATCCTGTTCCCCATCTGGATTCTTAATTTCTGGATGTCATACGCACCCCGCACTAATGTTTTTATGTTTGACATTTCCCCCCCCCTTTTTTTAACGATTAACTCTCACCGGGGTCACCATCCGACCCGATATTTTGCAAACCCTTCGTTCTGTTTCAACTAACACTCGTTTTTTCTTGAGTCCGTTTACCCGCCCCGCTACCGCATTGATCTGAATATCCGTTGCCTTGCAAATTTCCTGTAGGGTCATGGGTGGATTGCCGTTTAAAGCATTGCAGATAATTAGTTCTTGCTTGCCTAGCTGCCCGGAATCTTTAAGCTCCCGATAAGCCTCAAGACTTGCATCCCTGATCCCGTCCTTCGCTCCCTTTACAGCAACATCGTAAACGGTAGGCGGGTCATCCGCATGGACTTGCATCGGGACGTTAAAGCCAAAACTATTTTGTTTTGCTGTCATTTCCTAAGTCCTCTAAGATTTTTGTGTAACCTTTCAAATCCTTGATCGAATCCTTGTGAGCCGGGTTGTAAACCAACCGCAGTAATTTAAGGGCAAGCATTTGCAATACGATTCGGCAACCGTCTACCCGGTAAGGTGAACTCGCCTTGTAACCGTCCATCTCGTTGCATATAGCCTCGTAAGCCTTAAAAAACCGTTTCGGTTCCCCATACTCGCCCGCTCTTAGTTTTACGATTTCATCCGCTTCGTTCATCTAAAAACTCCCCTCAACATTTCTTTTACTTTCTGTTTGTTTTTCATAGCCTCTTCTTCCGTTCCACCCCAAGACTCTTTTGCCATTTCGTCCTCATCCTTTTCCCGATTATTTGCTAATAAAAGCTGATCCTTAAAAGCGTTCTGTTTTTTTACGTCAACCTGAGTTTCGACAATCGAAATAATACGGGCGGGAATATTAAGCGTTGCCCAAAAACTACCTTCCCGCTCTCCCATATATTCAATCGCAGATAAATATTCGTCCGGGCTAACCCCTCTTTCATTGCGACCGCAGATTCTTACGTTTTCGAGAGTTCGTTTCCATAGGTCAAGCTCCCACTTATCCTTTTCCTCTAACCCATAGCCCATTAAAATAGCTATGCCTTTTAAAAAATGCTCATAAGTCATTGCCACCCCCTATTAGTCGGAGTCCACCATGCTCCCCGGCTGACTCCATAATGGTTTTCATTTTCTCTAACTTTTTGGTTCCCCTTGTTTTTGGTTGTTTAGGCGGGATAAATTCAGAAACTTCCAAGTCCTCCCAATTCTTGAAAAATGTTTCCCCGTGTTTTAGATATTCGGGGTCGTTAACACTTGCAACATAAGCATCCATTTTTTTTAAGAATGCTTTTCTTTTATCTAACCCCACCGATTTTCTGTAATGGGCATTAGCATTTTTCTTATTCCCCGCTTTCCTTGGATACCTTCCCCAATCCTCCTGAAAATTTTCATCAACTAAATTTGAGTTTGTTCCATTATTATTTAAATCTTTTAAGGGTAAGGGTAAGGGTAAGGGTAATGAACCCTTGGGCAAGGGTTGGTCAAGGGTTGAAAAAAGTGTTTTATAATAAGGGTTAACCTCTATAAACAAATTCCAGAGCGGAGTTTTGGCATTTTCTAAAAATTGGGAAATAACACCCCTCTCAACTTGGGTTGGGTTCCCCCCTTGGCTATATTTTTTCAGCCGATTTACTAAAAACACCATTTCATTTTCCAAGTCGTAAACCACGTTTTTGATTGAACCGTTGGTCAACACTTGACGAACCGTTGCTGATGGGATGCCAGTTTCATAAGAAATTGTGCTTAAAGGGATTTCATAAACACCACTAATGTGAATCGCATCGTTAGTGGTCAGGTATAGAAAAATTAATTTTGCATCCTTAGAGGACTTTAAAAAATCTTTGTCCTTCCATATTTTCTGGTAGATCGGGGAATATTTTGACATCTGTATCTCCGGTTCAGCTTGAAATAAAAACCAATTTAAAAGGGGATTTTTTCGTCTTTCCGTTTTAAAAACTGGACGTTTAAAGCAACGACTCTCAACTTTGATCTTTTCTCCCCGTTTTTTTCCCATTCACTAAATTTCAAATAACCCTCGACTAATGCGGGGTCTCCTTTTTCGAGGTATTTGAAACAATTTTTCCCTAAACTCCCCCAAGCTGAAACATCGACAAAACAGGCTTCCTCTTTCGATTCCCCGTCTTTTTTATATTTACGGTTAATCGCTAGCCCGAACTCATAAACATAGCTTTCCCCCGCCACTTGTCGTTCTTCCGGGCTGCGGGTTAGATTCCCCAACAAAACGACCTTATTAAAATCTGCCATTATTCCCTCCTCCTAGCTGTTTTGGTTTGCGTGATTTTTAACCATTGATTAGACCCTTCGTACTTTTTCCTGAATTTGCCCTCGCCCTCTAATTTCACCATTGCTTTAATTTTCGCCTCTAACGCTTTAATTATTGCGGGACTTGTCGGAGATAAAATTTCGCTTGGGATCGAATCCTCCTCCCCGGCAATAATCTGGACTTCGTAAGCAACATTGAATTTTGTTTTTCCCCGGAGTTCCGGGATTGAGGTGACCGCTATTCGTTCTTTAGATTGGTCGACAACCTGATCTATTACGCTTTGAGGAACCCCTTCTTCGGCTAGCCTGAACGCATCTTGCAGAGTTTTTTCTTCCATTTCCTTCTGGTAAACTTCCCGCTTTTCCTCTTCGATTTCCTCACGGGCTGTTTCGTAGGCAGCCATTTTCCCGGTGATAATTAAACAAGCCTTACCGATAGCTGTGAGCATTATTTTTTCTTGAGCTTGCAAAGCCTTCAATAAGTTCCTCGGCTCCTCTTTTTTTTTCTCAAACTCACTTTTGATCTCTTTTTCTACATTCAAGGATCGGCTCATTCCCTTATCCGCATCCCCGTAACTGGCATCGTCCTTGATTACCAGTAAATCGCAGTCCTGTAGCAGCCCATCGGTGCGCCTTACTAAATCCAGAATAATTTCTGTCATTATTTCGCCCCCATAATTTTGCCCAAGCCCGCTATTTCTTTCTCTAGCTTTTTAAGATCATCTTTTAGAATATCCGCAGTCGTTTCATAACCATGCGACCCTATAAGGTTGATAGCTGCATCCTGTTTCACCCCGCATTTGTTAACGTGGGAAATAAATGCTTTTTGTTGGGGTTTGGTTATTGTCTTTGTAGGAATCTCGCCATAAGGAACATCATCCTCAACCTTTGGCTTGCTCCCGTTTTTCTTATTCCTGATTTTTGGGTCGACCGTTGCCTCTGCATCATCGTCCAAGGTCGGGATCGAAAGCATCGATAACAAACCCTGTCTCCGGGTGTAGGTCATGGACGATCCTTGCCCTTGGTCATCTCCCTTGCGGTTGATAATTGGCAAAAATCCACGCTTCCATTGACCGGAAACGTGCATAAGCTCGGTGACTAAAATTACTTTTCCTTCGATTATCTGCGTGGGTTGCGTAATTAAAACCCCGTTTTCTAGCAAGGCATCGTTAACGCATTCAATTACACTTGGTAGGTCGGCATACTTGGATTTGAAAAATGGATTATCCTTATCTGCCTTTGCCCCGGTGATTTTCTTTCTCGCTTCAATCAGGGCGGGGACAATCTGATCCTGTTTCTCAGACGTTATCATCTCCATCGCTCTCTCTCCTTTTTATGTCATCGGCTGCAAGGTGTAGGCTGAATGCTAAAAAAATTAACGCCCATATACCGAACCCGATCCATATGGTTGTTAGGTCATACATCTTTAAATTCCTCCAAATCGGTTGGGACAGAGGTCAACCGCAACCATTGCTTTTTTTCCTCGCAAGCGGTCATGATTGAGTCCCTAACGCAACCAAGTTCAACAATAATGTCCTCGAATTTGAGCGCAAATTGGTTGTATCGCCTGAGCGCAATTGGATCGCTTAAAAAATCCAAATCTTCAAGGTCGTTATATTCCTCGGACAACTTTTTCAACTTTGCGACTATGTTCAACCGAGCTTCTCCATTAACCTTATAAACCGCCTCGCATACTTGCTGATCTAAGGTCTGTTTTACTGCCATGTCGATAGCCTCGGTTATTTGATCGTAATCACGTTGTTGTTTGGGTTTGTCCCGTCCTCGTTCCCGCCCGCTTTACCAGACCCGCCTAGCCATACATAACTGGTATTGCAGTCCTCGGTGCTTATTTTCGTGGTGATCGAATTAAACTGAACCTTACATTTTTCGACCAGGATTCCTTGGTTCCCCGCAGGGGAAATGTTGGTGACGTATGGCTGCGTTAAGCTGCACCCGGTCAGAACTAAAAACCCGATCAGTAAACAATTTTTTTTGCCCATGACATTCTCCTTTTTTTGAAAATAAGAAAAGGCATACCCTTGCGGTAGAGCTGTGTCATGAGCATCGTGGAGAGACACAAGGGCAGCCCCTTCGATTTGCTTAATTTTTTCTTTGTGGTATGATTTTGAAATACTCATGACATACGCAACTTTATAGCAATCTTGCATATTCTGCAAGTTTTTTATGAAAAAAGATCGCAATAAAGGTGAAATATCGCAGAACCTTTGCGCTTTAAGAAAGGCAATGGGATTGATTCAATCCGAGTTTGCTGAATTGGTCGGGGTCTCCCCCCGGTCGATATGCACTTGGGAATCAGGTGAGGTTGCCACCCCTATAAGGCAACTCAAGCGGTTACTCGTAATCTGCAATAAAACCGCACCAAAGGCAGTAAAATTGCACTTTAATGACATTGATATAGGTTTGCCCGCTGCCAAAAAAGAGGGCGATAACAACGCAGAGGAGGAACAAGTGCTAAAAGATTTAATTAAGGCTCAACAAAAAATCATTGAGCTACAGGATGAGAATAAGGACTTGAGGGAATTATTATCAAAAGTTCCACCACGATCCCGCAAAAAAAGCGGAAACGGAGCCTGATCGGGAGGGCTGATAAAGGTTCTGATAGTTGGGTATGTTTTAAAGAAAAGAGAACAAGAATAACGCCTTGCGAAAACTGCCAACATTGCCACTTAAAATTGGGGGGGGGGTAACTCCTTATTACGCATATAGTTAGAGAGTTATTTTTTATCGCTGAGTAAATGCTCTTTGATTAAAGTCAAATCTGCACGAATGGGTTGGAGCGTGTTTTCTAATTGTTCGTAAGTAACAATCCTACGTTCCATCGCATCGATCCGCTTGTGTGCCTCAGTTGCATCTGTCTTAATATTTTTTATTATCCATCCGAATGCGCCCGCCATAATCGTGACCACTCCGAAAAATACTTCGTTAAATTCTTTTATCATCCTTCATCATCCTCAACTTGCCCGATTGAATTTTTATCTATTTCCATGCCGTAATGCATTCTGCATTCCGTGTTTGTCCTGATTAAAGTATTTTCCATGCGGTGGATTCGTTTAATGAGTTGAACATGAATGCTATATAAATTTTCATGCGACTTATCGAAATTTGAGTTGAGCATATTTATTTCCTGTTTCGTTTCATCTTGAGTTTTGTTGATAGTCCTGACAATTTGCCCAAGAACATATTTAATCAAAAAATAAATACAACCCACCGACCCCAAGAGCAGAGCTACGGGTAGCCCAACCTCGGAAATCAGAGTCGAAATTAAATGCGGTGCTTGTTCATCCATTATTGAAGTTGCCGAACAACCTGATCGCTTGTGTTAACCGAGCCGATCACATAGCCCACGATTGCAGAATTACAGCCGATTAAATGTGCGAATAATAAAATGGTTAAGATAACTTTACCCATCTACGGCTTCGGGTGAGCTTTTTTAACATCCGCTCTTTGCTTTGCAATCGCATCCCACATTGTTGAATCACCTTCTGCTTTTTCAGCGAGTGCGACAGTTACATCTTCGATGGTAGGGTAAAGAGGTTTTCGAGTTCTCTGGTATTCGAGCGCATCATGTTCAGCTTGCATAACTTTTAATTTTTTCTGCAAGTCAGCCCAGACGGGATTTTTTTTACCGTTAAGTTTGTGCATTGTGAAACCCGTATCGAATTCCGCTTTACTTGTAGGCGAACCGTTCAAGCTCCATTCCGCACCTTTGTAATCAGGGTCAGTTCCTAAAACGTGTGTAATATCTGGCATCGTTTACTCCTTAAAATTGTTTATGCACCGATTTCTATAGCTGTGATGGAAGATGGTACATTTCCATAACCGCTACTATAATTTTTATTCAAAACTACTTGCGATGAATTATTTGACTTCCATTGAACCTTATATACTTTTGCAGTAGTGTCACTAAATCCACCGCCACCATCATCCAAAAAAACCCCTGTATCGCTAGCAATACCATCAGAGCTTGACGAATTATAAGCCCCAAAGAGAGTTGCATTTTGAGAGCCACCACTTCCACTACCGCCTGTACCTAAATAAATTACAGTCGAATCTCGCACAAATTGCATATAAGCCGCATTACTCGTTTGTGTACCAACATGTGCGTGAACGATTAATAAAATTTTACTACTGGTTGATGCAAGAGTCCCAGTTGTTACCGTAAATCCGCTAACATCGGCATAAGTGGTTGAGGTAGTTGTTGGGTTAGTGAGCAAAACCGTTTGTACACATTGAAGCACCTTCCCCCCGCCCGCACTAGCTTGACTAGCCCACGCTGATCCCGTACTTGTTAAAACATTCCCGCTCGTACTTGGAGCTACAGCAACCGCATTCACTCCGTTGATCGTTATGGAGTTGGCATCGGTTCCCGCAAGCGTATGTCCAGTAGGAACGGTGACCGAGGTTCCTGACTGTCCTTGTATTTTATCTGCGGAGATTTTAGAATTCGCTCCGTCAAAATCCAGTTGTGGCATATTTTATTTCTCCTAAAGTTTTGCTCGTTCTATTGCAATTAATTTTTCAACGTCATCCACCCACTTAGCTCCATCAGCCGTTGTCATTTCTCTGATTCGTCTTGGGGTGACCGTGCATTCCAATCGTTCTATTTCTTCTACAGCATCCATCTTAACTTTTGCTTTTAACCACGCTGTTTTCAATTCTGCATCAGTTGGTTGTTTATCGGGATTAGCATTATCCCAGTAAGTAATTTTATGAGGGGGGTTAGACTGATCCAGTTTGTAAGAGTTAGCGTTAAGCTTTAAATAATCTATGCAATAATTAATATCCATTTTTTTTCTCTAAGAATGTTTAAGAATGTTTACGATTGTGTAAATTGAGTACCCTGTAGCATCTAAATTAAATCTATTACCAAAACCATAATCAGCTTTCGTGGTTTCAACTCTTTGTTGGATTTCGTAAACAGTTGCACCTGAAATTGTTGTGACTAACGCACCAAAAGTGTCACTCTGTGCAGAAGCGGAAGTATAATGGGTGTTACCATATCCAACGTCAGCACTAGTAGTAATATTGTAAAGTTTAGCCGAACCCCTACCACCCATATAACACGGGGCTGACCACTCTATTGTGTATGTCCCCGCTTGCAATGTGAATTGGTTTGCACTAATTGACACGATCCCATCCGCATCACTAAGTTCTGTGTTCAAATCTCTGGTTCGCCAAGCACCAGAAGTAGCAGTCCCCCCCTGTGCATCGTAAGCCTTCCTGTCAGCTATAATTGCTATCGATGCATAGAGTCCACCACCAACTCCCGTCAACGCACTCCCGTCAATAGCGGGAAGTGTTCCTGTTAAATTTGCTGCGGGTAAACTTGTTAAACTTGCCCCCGATCCTGACAACGGGCGATCAACTGTTATGTTGCCAGTTCCATCGGGCGTATCTATGTTTGTTACTTTTAAAGTTGAAGCCATTAAATTATCTCCTTAAACTATTGTCCATGTGGAACCGCTTGTCACCGTAACCGATACACCCGCACCCGAAATCGAAACAGGACCCGCACTCATTCCGTTTTCAGTCCCCGCAAAAGTTATCGAAGCAGTTATGGTTTTTGCATTTGTGCGTATTACCGAATCAACGCCCAATGAAGGTCCTCCCGCTCCCGCAATCGGAACGCCCGTTGCTAAAGTTAGGATGCTGATCCATGCAGAATTTGCGGAATTCCTCTGCTTGAGAATACCCGTTGTCGTATCTGCCCACCACATATATGCGTACATTGTTGTGGGTTCAGTTGTGTTACTAAATTGGCTAACAACCGCTGAAAAAATATTATTCAAATCAGTTCTTACGTTAGCCCCTGTATCATTACTAACAGTTACATCTGCGACAGTAGCCATAGTTAATACCCTCTTGCTTGATAGTTAAAATTCCGATCCACCGCACTTGCGGAAGAATTATAAAAAGTAATGTCGAACCCGCTAGCCGTTTTATTTGCTACGGAAAAATAATCTCCGCTTGCCATATTATTAGCAGTAATCCCAACCGATGGGGTTGTATAAAACGCTGATGCGAATGCGACTGACTTAGTTCCCGCACCTGACGTAATATCCTTTTCGCCTTTAACCTGATCGGGCATATCAATGGTGATGCTCAAAGCAGATAAATTAAATTGATGATCCGCATCGGAGGACGAACAAACCAATTTGAACTTAAAACCTCTGGCAGTAAAATCACCCACTTTAAATTTTGCCCATTGTGACCATGTTGGTGATCCACTTACTTGATCGTCAGTCGTTGCCACATACAAATCCAGATTCAAATCTGCGGGAGGATTCTCAAAGTCATCCCATGTATCGATATAAGTAGAACGTGCATCGATGTAATCACCAATCTCGTAAGTGCTAAAGGTTATCGAATGAGTCAACCGACTTGTATAAACCGCTCCCAAATCTAAACCGTCAAACTCAAATGTTCCCGCTTGATCCACGCCCGAACTATAAGAATCCCAAAATGTCCATGTATCTAACAAATCGGTTCGGTCATCAAAGTTTGTTGTGGACTCAAATTTTAAAACTCCATCCACAACATCTAAGCCGACAAGTGTTCCCGTGAAATCTGGATGCGCTGATACCGTACTGATCGCATTCATGTTTGTAATATCGGGAACGGTAGTAATCGCAAAGGATGTTGCGTTTAATGATTCGTTGCCAGTTGAGTCAACTGCCCTTGCCATATATGTTCCGCTTAACAATGGAAGAACGGCATCAGAGTTATGACCCGCTACGGATGCGCCTATGTCAGTAGAACTTGACCATTGCGCCCCAGTAGTAAGATTAGAATGTCTGAATCTTATTTTCCCACCGTGTCTTACATCAAGGTCAGGATGTAAGTCCCAAGTGATATGAGCTTGGTTATTCAAACTAACCAAACTCAATCCTGTAACGTCTGCGGGGTTAGCTGTTAAGCCTTCAACCGATTGACTTGTGATTGTCACATAAGCGGATCGAACTCCCATTGTATTGACCGCTCGGACTCTAAAGTCATAAGTTCCAGTTGCCACATCGTTAATCGGGACTGTCACCGCTCCACCTAACACCTTGCTATCTTGAATCCATGTCGATGCGGAGGAGAGCTTGTGTTCTGTTTCATACTCCTGAACAAAATTATCTGCGGAAGCGACCCACGTTAAATTAGCCCTGACTTTCACTCCCGACCCGTTAGTTGTCACATATAAAGCCTCTGCCATTGTTAGGCTAGTTGGTGCAGCTACAGTAAATGGATCAGGTAAATCGGTATCAGGAGCGGGGTCGACTGCTGTTTCTTCTCCGCTTGACCATGTATAAACAGTCGATGCGGTTTCACGCAATACCAAATCAACCCCAAGGGTAGGGGACTCGGCATCTCCTCTTTGGGCAAAACCCCATTCCTCAATTAAAAAGACCTTGCTAGTCCAACCCATGCGGGTGTTTGTTACGCTGATTGTATCTCCCGCTTGGACTCTCATCCCGCTCTTTAAACTCAATGGCATTAAGACGGTGATTTGCTGCCTTACTTTTTCCAATTCAACCTTGGATAACCTTTGAGCGGTTGCGGAAGAGGTCGTAAAACTCCAATCAAAATCCCGTGCGATTTCCTCGCTCTGGTCTTGAGCCAGATAAGTTGCGTTTTTAATAACCGGGGCATCGGTAGGTTGGTAGAGATTACTCGGCTCAACATAAACTGACCTAACTGTATTAAAGATATTTCTGCGCCCCACTTGGGTAGTTACTTGCAAACTACCGTCTAAATCGTCCTCATCAACCGTAATAGTCGGAGCAACATAAGCCCCGGCATAGATCGACCATTGCCCCCCCTGATAAACCAATCGACCCGCACATGAGGATAATAATTGCTTGATTACATCTTTCGGAGCCTCGCTCGTTTCAAACGCTCCATTACAAGTGTATCTGTTCTCCGTCCCGCCCCCGCTTAGAGAAACATTCTCATCGCAGACATTCGCTGCGGTACTAAAAGAGGTTTCGTTGATCCTTGCGGTCGGCTCACCTAGTCCAAAACTGGTATTTGTTAAGTAATCCCGAATGCAGAGCGCAGAATTATTTGAATATGAGGTTGAGGCATCTCTAGGGTCGTATACTTTTCTCCCTTGGACTAGTGCCGTGACGTTAGGAAGCGACCCAGAAAAGGTATCCTGGTCGAACTTAAACCTCGTGTAAATTTTAGCTCGGTCAGATTGTTTGTGGGAGGTTGTCCATTTAGAACTGGTATTGGTCTGCATGGCTGAATTTAGTGCAGAATCCCCGGACGTTGTTCCTACCCCTGTGTAAACATCGACAAAATCAGCGAACTTGGTATCAGTCACCGCATTACTAGCAACCGTTGCGGATAAATCGTCTAAGTAGAGTTGCCCGATTGAATTGACCTCATGCCCCGCTATGGTAATCAGTTGGTGCAGATATTGATTATCGTCAGTAGTATGCAAGAAAGTAACAATCCCCCCGACTCTGATTTCTCCGTAGATTACACGGTGGGCTGCAACGGGTTGCCTGATGGAAATAGTCCGGTCTTGATTTCTTTTTGTTACCCCGCCCCCACCCCGGTCGCTCAGTTTAGGACTTTTATTTAAACCAAATGCAGCGGAGATAACATAGGAGGTTATAAAACTTGCAATCCCGCCAACTATCGCCCCGATCATTGCGCTGAAGCCCGCAGAGACTACTGCGCTTGTTACGGCTGAACCAACAGCTGCTGCTACTGCACCGGGCATTAGTTAGCCTCCCACAAATAAGAATCGTTGACGGTAAATTCCACTTCTTGTTCTTCGCATTGTTCTTTTAAATCCTCTGCCCACTCGTTTCTCATTGATCTCTTAAAACCCCAAGATTCCTCGACTACACCAACGTGGTTAATCCCGCTCAAATCCATCTGCGGAAACGCACCCAAGATCGGGCAAGCTGAAATAAATTTATATTGTGCGGGGATTTTTTTAAGGTAATCGACCCGCCACCGATATTCCCCGGATTCTATCGCAACCCCTAAATATATATTGTCAGTCCACTCAAGTTGATCCGCTACACATGAAGCTCTTTCAATTCTCTTGGTTACAATTTCAAAACAATGATGGCGAGTATTATTCATGACTTTGAATATTCTCTTTAAATCATCAATCGAAACAGATTCATGGAACAAGTCGCTCCCGTGAGCTACCGAATAAATCTTGGTAAACAGATCATTTGTAGGAACGTCTAGGTTCTGCATTTGCGTTTTAACCGTGTAATCCATCCCGTTCTGGTAGTAATGCCAATAAGACGGGCAAGAGTCGCAGCCGGGGGTCAACCTTTCGCACCCTTTAACGATCTCCCAATTATTTCTCATTAAACTTTCCAAAACCTGACTCCACTTGTTTTTTCAAAAATCTGTAATTGCCTTGTCCCCGCTATGTGGATCATTTCAGTCATTCCGACAATTCCTAGCGTGGGGAGTTCCTCATTTATTACCGTTGGCACGTTGCATAAAACCCAATCTCCCCGACCCGCAAATTTATCGCTGATTTCGTCAAAGCCAAACTCCAAAGATAATTTCTCAACCGTTTCCTCAAGACCACCTCTCGCAAATTCTTTTAGCAGCAAATAAGCCTCATCCTTTGTTTTATACTTTCCCCTGAAATAATAAGCCGGGTCTGTCCCCGTTATTTCTCTTATTGCATCGCAAGCAAACAACGCACAATCATGGATGCCCCATTCAAACTTTACGTTCTGCCGGGACTTAATAAAATCATCCAGTTTTAACTCCCATCCCTCAATACGTTCCATATTCAGGAGGCTCCGCAAAAAACCAAAGTGCCAAGAGCATTAAGAATATATAAAATACAAGTCTCATTATTTTTTGCTTATCTGCCCCAATGTTTTTATTAACTGCCGAACTAAATCTAAAAGCTGATCCAGTTTTTTTGAAATTCCCTGTAACAATATTTCGCTTAAATTAGCCATCAACCCCCAAACTTAATAGTCTTGTCTTGCAATCCCGGAACAAACTCAAAGCCAACATCCGCTGCGTTTGCCGTATCTGACTTTTGATCTTCGTCCGTATACCGTCTAATCCTTGGTCGCTCTAAATCGACTAATCGATTTTCTGCCTGAATGCTTATGGTTGACGTTTCCGCTTGCTCAGTAATTGTTGTCACATCCGAAAACCCGGCAAACAATTCATAAGGGTCGGAGATTAAAGCCCCGGTCGAGGTGTTTAAAAGTGCCATCCATAACTGGCAAGGTCGACCCTGTTCCACTTGACCTAATGCGGTCGAAATAAGTGCCGATGGGACTCCTGACAGACTGAAAGTCACCCCGCTTGCAGATAAATCAGTCCGCTCACTCACTTGGCTCACCCCGACAAAGGTTCCCGTGCCGATATAAGTATCCCCGTCATAAACCAAGTCCCCGATCCCTGTCCAAGCCAGAACATCACCACCCGATGTATTGACCTTGCAAAGCATAATCGGGTGAACCTCGGCTGCTTGGACTGCGGTATTGAAGTCGCTATGTAGATTCCTTGCCATCTTTCTCCTTGTTCTCTTTTATCTTTTCTTTAACCCCGTCCACTATAAAATCCCCTATCACGTTTCCCGCTACTCCAATCGCTACACTCCCCAACCCGGCACAACCCGCAAGCAAAAATAAAATTATAAAAATCGATACTATTTTCAAATCACCCCTATCGCACTAAAGGCTAGACCGTATTGCTGCGCCTGTTTAAATTCAAACCCCATTTCATTAGTGGCAAGCCTAAAAACCCCCCTTGCAGATGAAATCGTCAATGCCGAATTATCGGCAACCGCAGTATTAATTTCGGGGAAAATGTCAAAAGTTGCGTTCCCCGATCCGTCTGAATTCGCATCCGCAAGCACTTTATAAAGTTTGGAACTTGACCCCGTGCCAAGCTGAAAATAATCCCCGGCTTTTAAAATTCCGGTTTGGCTTGCTGTCCAACCATCCGTGATTAAACTTGATCCTGTTTGGCTCCCACCGTTAACCAAAGGGGTTCCTGTCCCGATTCCCCTTGCGGTACTACCCAATGGGTCACCTAAAAGAAACGTGCCTTGCATCCCATTTAAACTAAGCAAAAAAGCAATCCATCCTTCTGCATTTACTCTCGCCATTGGGACAAGTGCAGCTTCAAATTCCCACCATTGACCTTGGTGTTTTTGGACTTGTTGCGCCCCCGTAAATGGGGAGCGAGTTACACCCACCACCGTTCTTGCGGTCATTCTTGCGGATCGGTAGCTTGTCACGTCTGGTAAACTAAGCGGATACGTTATTGCCATTAATTAAACTCCCATTGCTTCACTAAAAGCCCCGCCACGTTGACGGGCTTCTGCGACTGCGTTTTTCACGTTAGCCGAAATCATTGGCATCATGCCCATAACCTCGGCTCTGACTGTAGATTGAACTCCTGTGGATAAATTAAGAGTTACATTTACCGACCCGCCACCTAGTTGATTATTAGGGACAACCGTTCCACCGGAACTCGGTCGGAATAGCTCTGCGCCTCGCTCACCGACTAAAGCGGTTTTACCAGAGGGTAAAAACCCGCCACCCGCAAACTCGTAGTCGTACATATCCCCACCCCCGGAGCTTCCCCCGAAAAAACTCCCACCAATTGCAGAGCCAATTGTTTTCCCTATCCCTGATAAGAAACTACTCCCGGCTTTTTTTATTGGATCGAAAACGGCTGTCCTTAACATTTCGTTTTGAACCTCTTGGAGCGAGTTGACCGCAGCATTCTTGAAAGAATCCAATGCGCTTTCTCCCCGTTGCATCGAACTAAAAACTCCATCGGCAAATGATCCGAAATCAGTTGTTAGGTTGTTAACCGCACCCCCAATGTTTTCGCTCATTGAATCACCCATATTTTTTGCTGCATTTTGAACGCTAGGAAGATTTTCTTCAATTCCCTCTGCGAACAACATAGGCACTTGCCCACCCCATTTTTTAGAATCTAGCGACCCTAATTCTGCGGGTGATTTTTGTTCCAAGTATTTCCGCATCCAACCGGGAATCAAATTCCCGACCTTATCTTTAACCTTGTTCCATTGAGCCTCAAAACCCTGAACGAACTGGTTCACAAAGTCCTTGCCTTCGGTTGCTAATCGCTCTAATCCCGTTATTGCTGTATCAACCCCCGTTGCGACAGTAGCAATCCCCGTCCCGGCTAACTGGAAGCCTTCGGCTATAGTCTGAATAACCGGGATGGCAATCTTGACCGCACCGACAAGTGTTTCACCAATAACCTTTGCCATCTTGATAAACGAATCCTTATGCTCAAGTAATAACGGAGCCAACTCTAAAAATGATTGATTAAGCTGCCCGGATATAGACCCCCCCAAACGTGTAAACATATCATTTAATTTTTCCGCACTTCTGACCCCGGATTCAGTCATAACCATGCCAAGTTCATTCGCTTCTTTTCTGGCTGATTCAAACGCAAGAGTCCCATCGTTAAAAGCAGAGGTCATCTTTAGACCCGCCCCACCAAATGCAGCATCGGCAATCGCAAGTTTTTCGGCTTGATCTTTTGCGTTGCCCATCGCTTTGAAAATAAGTTGAAGGGCTTCCTCGTTTGACTTGGTTGCGTTTAGATTTTCTAATAATTGGAGTTGCCCTTTTTTTAACCCGCCCGCTAACGCTCCGATCCCATCTCTCGCTTTGCCTAGCCTTTTTCCAAAAACGATCAAGGACTGATCGACTGCCTCAGTCGAGACCCCCGCCAAATCAAAAGCGTGGTGCATCTCTTGTAGACTTTTGGTCGATATGCCCGCCCGATCAGAAAACTTGCCAATCGCATCTGCGGTATCTAATGCCCGTTTGCCCATAGCTGCAAAACCCGCAACCGTGACTCCCGCCATTACACCTTTGACCGATAAAAGACCGTCTTTCATCCGTTTCAGCCGACCTTGGACTGAATTAAATGCAGCCTTAGTGTTATCCTTACCGGATACTACTAACTGAGCCTCACTTATCTTTTTAGCCATTATTTATACTTCTCATTTTGAATTTTAAAATATGCAATCCAATGATTGAACTCGGACACGGTTATTTCGACAATTTCGCTCATTGTTTTTCCCAATTTTTCGGCTAGATAAAACCGGGCGAATAAATCCGTATCCGCTATAAGTTTTTTTCCGGGTTAGATACATCTTCCGGGCTAAACATAGCAGCAATAATTTTTTCCACCGTCTGAAAACTGACATTGTTCAAAAGAGTCGTTTTATTATCCAAAGAAAACAACTTTTCTCCTTGCTCATCTTCCGCTTTTAATATCAAGGCATATACAGCGAGTTGATAGGGAGAATCCTTGGCTCTTTTATGGATTTGATCTTGCTCCCGCAAAGACAAATGGCTCATGTAAATATCTTGTTCCCATTCTTCAACATAAAAATGCACCCTTTCCCGTTCACTAAAATGCCCCTTGATCCTGTCCATCAACTCTTTGTTTTTTTCGCTCATAATTTAGACCTCACGTTTGTGGTGGTTCTAGTTAGTAATAATCACGCAGTTGATAAAGTTAATGCACCGTTGCCCGTTACTCCATAACTCGCTTCGACCATTCCATCAATCGTTGAGGATCGGTCTATACTGGTTACGACTGCGGTTCCGGTATAATACTTATCCCCGGTCGTTGATCCCTCTGGATACCATTTAATCGTGATCTCGCTGCCAACGGTCATAGCGATTTGAGCGGTATCAGCTTCGTCCCAAAATACGTCCACCGATCCAGAAAATTGAGTCGTTCCCGCTTTAACTGTTTTAGCTGCATCTCCGATTGTTGTATCGTCAATCGTGTTTGCCGTTTCGTTGAATGAGTAGCTTTTAATTTCTGCTACAGCATCGGTTCCAACGTGAACGGTTCCTTCCGAACCTTTATGGTTTGCCATCTCTTACCTTTCTGGGCATAAAAAAAGCCCACGTTAGTGCATAAGCACAACTAGGGCATCGAGTAATTCGTTGGTTCCTAGATTATTAATTTTGACTTAGGACTTCTCTTTCGAGTTGGTTCCCTTTGTCTCTAATAAACTTTCGTCTAGCTTTAAATTTTCTGTTACTTCAAGTTTGATCTTTTTACTAAGACTCCCTTTATAAAATGAGAGCGTGACCGTCCCGGAGAAATTCCCCCCGGAAAGCTCATTTAGCCTTTCGATCAGTCTTTCCATTAGCCTTTGGCTTTTCTGGTTTAGCCTTTGGTTCTTGAGTCCACCCATTCTCTAAATAATAATCAAGGGTATGTGGTAAAGCATGAACTGGCTCCCCGCCCCCCGGTGGATATACTGTTATAGATTTGTTTCCCATAATTCCCTCTCAAAAAAAATCCTGGTGCTATCAGGTACAACTTTGTCCCTAAGATAAAACAGTTTGCGGTACACCTTGCTTGACCCTATACCTAAACTGCCAAGTCATTAGCATTGCTAAAACGGGACTCCCGCCAGACCCGGTTCGATCCTCAATGGTCGCTTCTGCCAACCAGAGGTCTTTGCACTTCCCGCCTAAAGTAAGATCAGCTTCCAAAGCGGTCTGGACTTCCTTGCGGATAGTGAATAAATTATTTTCTGCCGTTGTTTCAGAGGCATCCTTTTCGATGGCATCGATGCTGACGGTCAAAAGATAATGCAAACCTTTTTTCCCGTCCGTTTGCAGCCCTAGCATTTCCTCTTCCATCACATCATCCCGTGCGTAAATCAAAAGAGCCGGGAGATTAGTTTCCACCATCGTATGAACACGGGAGCGGTAAACTTTCGTCCCCGTAGTCGTTAATCCGGTGCAAGCTGTCTCGACTGCATCTAAAACTTGCTTTGCTACATGATCGGTCATGAGGAATCCTTCAAGATTAAGGTTGCCTCGTTGCCTGACGAATCTCTAATAACCGACCCCACGATCTTATAGGTGACCGAATCAACCAAAAGAGTGTCATCTTCCACCGCAGAACTAACATCCGCATACGCACAATAAAAACGAGGAGCGGTCTCATCAATCTCGACCTCACCGACTTCAATAAGCGCAGATTCATTATCAAAAACTCCTTTAACGGTAGAACTTGTCCCGGCAGAAACGTCCGTAAAGGTCGCTGAAACCGCAAAGTCCCGGTCATTAAAAAATTGAGTTAGTGTTTCTGTAAATGCCATTTATTTTTTCTTTTTCTTTTTAACTTCTTCTTTGCCTGAGTCATAAACTGCCTTGCCCATGCCGACTAAATTATGCGCCTCATCTTCGGTCACCTCTGCAACTTTACCGACTGCGTGGTGAATGCCCTTGATTGAGATATTCCGCATTATTTTGATTTTTTTCATAATTTCCCCGTTTATTTAAAATTTCGGCTTAACCTATGCCGATCTGAGCCATTGTTCCGGGGATACTGATATGCTAGCACCCCCCTAAAACTAGGGGCGAGGGGTAAAAACCCCCCGCTTGCCCGGTAAACTTATCAGGTAGTGTAATCCTGAGTTGAACTAAAGCTCTCAGCATGACGTACTGCTATGTCAATGTCTGCGAACACTACAACTCGAATCGTTCCTGTAGAAGAACCCGTGTAAGGATCAACTAAAACATCCGTTCCACCCCATTGACCGATAATCAGGTCGTTAAAGTTTCCGAATATCAAAGCTGAACAACTTCCAGAGGTTGAACCCTTAGTCAAGGTCGATGGCACGTTAGAGGTTTGAGCAACTTGATAACCCATCAAGGTGTTCATCTCATTCATAATCATCACGCTATCGCCCGAACCTTTTGCGGTCTGCCTGAGTTTTCCAACCACTTGAGGATTCGTCAAAAATGCAAGGTTTCCACCAAGTGCATTATCGATTGCCACTTGAGAAATATTATCAACAACACTTCCCCAAGTCGGTGCGCCACCATTTGTTCCGATAGCTACCGATCCGATTCCTGATGTGTTTAGAATCCCGGTTGGCTGATTAGATGATCCAGACCCTTGGATTCCCGCACTATCAATTGCAGAGGCAACCTGAGAAACCATATCATTCCTGAATAGATTCTCGGCTGATGGGTCGCTCTGTTTCGACAATTTTCTGCTTATATCAACATAAGCTCCAACTGTGGAAGGGGACATTGTGATCTGCCGTACTGTCGGTGCGCCTTCCGTGGGGGCTGCTGATTCGGCTACCCAATACGTGGATGTTTTGGCATTAAGTGCCGGGATCGCAACATCGCCTTGTAAGCCATTCATCATTTTTGCCCCTAGAGAAGCAAGCACCAATTGAGGACGTAAAGCATCAACAAAGTCGGAAGCCATGAAGTCAGTTCCCTTGAGGTTTCCACCCGCTGTCGCACTACCAATTGTCAGGTCTCTTTTTCCCCAATCAATGTCGCTAGGTGTAAAAAAGCCTCTTGGCTCTTTACCTAAACGCTTGGCAATCTCATCCGATGCCTCTCGCTCTAGTCCCGCATTACTCCAGTTGCCTGATGCAGATGCGTTGATAGCACGAAACATTGAATAAGCTCTTTTTTCTTTTGGCTCCATGTCGAGGTTATCGATAGGAGTTTGAACCTCTGGTTTTGGTTGAGGCATATTTTCTAAAACTGCCTTACGCATTACATCAACACTCTGACCAGACGAAACCATCTGTCGAGCAAGATCACCTTGAGCAAACTGCTCACCGATTGCTGTGACTTCCTGAATTCTCTTAACTTCCGCATCACGTGCCTGACTCTTTACGGCTTCGACATCAACCTTGGGAGCCTCTGGCGTTTTAATTTCTTCTGCCATTTTTATATCCCTTTCAAGATATTGGATAGAGGTTTCGATAGCCTCCCCATCTTCCGACCGTCCTATGCCAACCGTTGAATCAGCCGGGATTGCTACTAGACTGATCTCCATCGGTTCCCAATCGGTTGCCCGAAATACAGAGGAATCTTTTTCACCCTCTTCCGTTAGTTTATGAATTTGATACCCGACCGAAACTCCCGATCTGATACCGTCTTGAACATCTTGAAATATCTCGTTAGCCCGATCAGATTTTCCGAACCTGACCTTTGCCCGTGCCACACGGTCTGCTATCTCAACACTTTCAACCTTCCCAACTAAATCGTCAGGGTTATGATTGACCAGTAATGCCCCGGAACCTCTCAAGCGACCAAGCCTGATTGATTTGGGATCATGGTCAAGGACTTCCATTCCGAATCGCCTTTCCACTGGCTCCTCAGAACTGAATGCTAGATTTATCGTCCGCTCCTCTTGCTCTATCTCACCGACCTCGGCTTGACGGTAGAGAGTGCGGGTCTCAATTGTCTTGTTCATTTGCCATTTCCTCTATGAGTGGATTCACTTGATTAATATCTATCCCAACCCGTTCTGCCATGTCTGCCTCGGCTTTGAGTTGGTCAAAAACTTCCTCAATATCTTTCCCCTTTTCAGCCAATACATCGGAGCGGGATTTTGTCCCCATCTGAATCTCTTGCAAGTTAGCCTTGGCATCTTTTAATGGATCAACCCATTCCCACCCTCTTGCTTGCCATTTAGGGGTTGAGAATTTATCAAACCGTTGCTGCGGAATAGACCCAAGCTGCCCATTTATAAACGCTAACCGCAACCACTCTAAATAAACGTCTTGATGGAAATGTTCTATCAACCAACTTTGAACCATTCTCCAATTTTGTCGTTCTTCCAATACACCCGACCTAATGCTTGAAAAATTTACACCCTCTAAGTCAGAGGCGAGTGAGTTATAAGAAACATTCAACCCGGATGCGATTCCCCGGAGCGTGGATTTAACAAACGGAGAAAAATTACCGCTTGGATGGTTAGGATCGAAACTCTGGAAGTCCATTCCCGGAGGTAAAAGCTCCATCGTTCCGGGTGCAGCTTCCGATACCGTGTTCCCCATAGAATCTACATCGTCCCCGATATATCCCTCGCCCCCCGAATCAGGCTTAAAAAATCCCATCTTGCAAGCCGATACACGGGCTGCTACCACTTCCGCTTCTTCATATTCGCCCAGTTGGTGCAATCTGGTCATAGCAGAGGCAACCCAAGGGACTCCTCTGGTTTGTCCGGGTCGGTTTGTTACGAATAAATGTATAATGTCTTTAGCCGGGATTTTGTTGTAATGTTTCCCGAAAAGAGAGGTCGTGTTTTCGCCCGGATGATTTTGCAGCAACCAATAATTAACAGGCTTCTCCCATTGGTTTATCTCGACCCCCATCTTGATACGGTTCCCGCCTTGCAAATCCTTGTTTAAATCCTCATCCAAGTGGTCGCACTCAATTAATTGCAGCGCATACCCGAAAGGGTTATCAGCCCCTCGAATTTTCCTGATAAGAATTTCCCCATCCCTTGCCACCGTTTCAACCACGCACCTTTGCATATCGATCCATGAGAGCTTGCCATTGGCTGAACAATTAGGTTTTCGTCCCCATAGCTTCCACGCTTTTTCAATCGACTCATTATCTAGCTTGTCAAAAGTCCCATCAGGTCGCTTTGCCTTGCTCTGCATAACAATCCCGTTTGTGCCAATAACATTCGTCTTAACCATTTCGCCATACTTGCGGGCATAATCGTTATTGCGTGACAAGTCCCTTGATCTCGCCCTCATGTTGCGTAGGTTGCCTTTTATTGCTTCGTCCGCAGTCTTGGGGGTAGTTGTCCAATTGTTTAACAAGCGGTTAATCGCTCCCGCTTCGTAAGAACGTCTGCGAGTCGGCTTTTTATTCCTTTTAAAAAAATCAAATAATTTCATTTAGCAAAACCTCGTCAAGATACGCTTGCGAGTTCCAAGACCGTTATTAATCCGCTCATTGTCTAATTCCGATTCATAAATTCGTTTCCATCTCAAATATTCCATCCTGATTTGCTCCGCTGAGAGTTTGCTGATCGACCTCCCGGCTATTGAATAACTTAATTGCTCAATCGTTTTGTTGGTAATCTGGTTTGCAAATAAGGACTCGTAAGCATCGACCATTTTTTTAGCGACCGATCTTTCGTCTGCCCCGGAAGATTGCTCCGCATAATCGGTCAGGATTTCCATCACCCCTTTATCGACTATGTAAACCTCAGAAGAACTTCTCGCCTCAACCGACCAATTATAAACACCGACCGTGTATGCTGCCGTTGTCCCATGCGCTAAAGTCACCGCATGATTTTCGGTGCTTCCGTCTTGTGAGGAGTTAAAAATTATTCTTGTCCCGTCTTTAACCAGAGTGTAATAAAGCGTGTAAGTCGATGCGGGAAAATCTGATAAGTCCGTCCGCTTCCATTTCACCGTTTCCCCGGCATGAAACTTTAAGGGTTCCGATTCCGGGGGAGTATTTGGATCAGGTACATCAAAAGCCATTATCTGAATCCTCTAACAAAATTGTTTGCCCCTTTGAAATTCTTCCGGGGTCTAGTTTGTCTTGGTTTTGTTTCAATCCCTTTTGCCCGGTCTTGAAGTGTTTTAACAATCCCCTCAAAATTCGGGTTGAGTATTTTTAAAGCTGCAAAGTTGTATCCGAAAATATCGAGTGCCTCGTTGCGTTTCTTGTTTTTCTTCATTACCCACTCACGCCTTGGGATGCCTTTATTAAATCTTGTGACACAATGCTCTGCGGTTAACATATCGAAATACTCTGCCCCGTAAGTTAAAGGGAAATGGCAGTAACCCGCTCCCTTATCCTCAACCCCCAAACGTCCAAAAACCGTGTCTTTAATTGTGTCCGTGCCTAATACATAAAATATTGCCCCGGTCTTTTTATCCTGAGAGCGTTTGGATATAATCGGCAACCCTCTGGAAGATGCCCCCTTGATCGGGTAAACCCTTCCCGGTTGGTGTTTGCGACCGTACTCATAAACGTGTTGAGTAAATGCGCCTGAATCGACTACCGTACAGGCAGACTTTAAAATTATTCCATCCACCGTTTTAAATTCCCTCGAAATGTGTTGGTCTAGGGATTCCCATAGTTCAATAGATGCGGGGTTTCCGGGGATCACCACATAATCGATTCCCCAAGTCTCCTCACCTATACCCCACCCTCTAAATTCAAGCTCTAATCGATCCGCTTGAACATCAACTGCGGTGGTTATTGCAAGGATGCCTTCGGGTAAATGATTCTCTGGATACATCTCCCGCCTTGCCATTAATTGATTTTCATCGTGAGTGTTCCCTTCCTCTTCCCAACTTTCCCCAAGGCTTGTGTTAATCCAGACCTTTAAAGTCTCCGGGTATTTTTTAGCCTCTAAGAACTTGGCAACCATTTCTGACCACTTAACCCAAGGGCTGTATAATTCATTTAAATGAAAACCCGCTATGCCCCGGAAAGGTTGCTCTGCCTTCCATCGACCCTTTATAATCATTCGTCCCTTATCTCGTTCCTGTATATCCTGGTCGCAACTTTCACAAACCATGTGAGCGGTATCTGGCTTCCCTTCGTCCCACCTACAGTTAGCCCATTTTAAAATCTGGTAAGTTTCGCAATGAGGACATGGGACTAAATACCTTCGCTGATCTGATTCCAGATAAGCAGCCTCAATCCTTGACGATCCTTTGACCGTAGGTGTCCCGCACGTTCCAATTTTACGGTTCCAGAATGTAGTCGTTCGTTTCCTTGCTAGATTTACCGGATCACCTTCCGTTCCCGCAGATGGTGGGTATCGATCAGGCTCATCTAATAAAACAACCCGGATCGGTCTGGATGCTAACGATGCGGGAGAGTTCGCACCGATAACCGTTAACCGTCCACCCGGAAAACTCTTAGCGAGAATCGTGTTCTCTGAATTCTTTGCCCTCGGCTCTCTTATCAAACCTTTCAGGGCTTTGCTGTCCCGTATCATGGGGGCGAATCTGTCTTTTGACCAAGTTTGTGCCATCGATAGGCTCGGCTGCACCATCAAGATAGGAGCGGGGTCTTGGTGAACATAAAATCCTATGACGTTGTTAACGAAAGATTCAGTCTTACCAACTTGGCTCGATGCCATAAGGACAACCTCTTTCACCTTGGGGTCGCTAAAAGCATCCATCCAACCCTTCTGGAAATAAGCTCTCAGAGTATTAAACTTCCCCGATTCGGAACTAGCCTCAGAACTGAGCCAACGATACCTACTCGCCCACTCCGTTACCGTTAGTTTCTTCGGAGGTCTTGCTTTCCCCTGAGATTTCTGTATCAGATTCCGAATGATCTGAGTCTCCGTCATCTGGATCGTCGCTGATTTCATAATCTGCAATTAAGTTTAAAATGTCATGCGCTTCCCCTTGAAGCACAAGCTCAACCCCTTCTACCGCTTCCTCGGCTAAAACCATTGGAGCAACCTTGGTCGGCATTGCTAAAATATGCTGCTTGATAGCCGTAAACAATTTGTCTAAATAGTTTTCAACCTTCTCAACCCGGATAAGACTTTCCCTCATCTCGTTGAGTTCCATCTCAGCCATTAATGCCTCGGCTTTTAACTTTCGATCCCGCCATTGATAACCATCAAGGTCGGAGTCTTTGCCCAATGCCCTGTCCCTTAAATAATGGACATAACCCCTAACGCACCCGACTAGGTCATACTTCCCCTTCTCTGTTTTAGGAAGCACTCCCTCTTTAGCTAATTGCTGCACCCGCCTATCAGTCAGGTCTAGCATCTTGCAAATCGTGTCTATGGGATAAGTTACTTTAGGCATTCAGCTTCTCCGCTTTACGCTCGAACAACTTTTCGTAACGCTCAATAATCACATCGCAATAACCTGGTTCTAATTCCATCGTGTAGCACTTGCGATTTAGCTTCTCGGCTGCGACTAAGGTAGACCCGGAGCCACCGAATAAATCCATGACAATATCGTCACCCTTGCTGCTATTTAGTATTGCCTCTTGCGCCAGAGCGACAGGCTTTTGGGTTGGGTGCTTGTAGGACGTTGCTGCATCCCTACTAATATTCCAAACCGTTGTTTTGGTTCTATCTCCGCAAAACCAATGCTTGCCCTGACCTTCTTTCCAACCGTATAAAATTGGCTCATGCTGCACCCGGTAATCTTGCCAACCCATACCACCCGATTGCTTTACCCAAATTATCGTTGAGGACTTTTTAAAGTGTTCAGCAAACGCCTTTTCAAACGCTAGTTTTGGGGCAGACGCAGAGTCGGGATGGCAGACATAGATGCAACCAAGTGCCTTCATAAAATTTAAGTAATTAAAAAAAGTTTGCGTTAAAAAAACATCAAAAGCCTCACCTGATAAATCATCATTCTCTATCTTCCCAAGATTATTATTCCCCCTGCCAGAGTAGTTAACGTTGTAAGGCGGGTCGGTGAATACCATGTCCGCTTTTTGACCGTTCATCAGCAAGGCAACATCCCCCTCGCTTGTCGAGTCCCCGCACATCAATCGATGCTCTCCCAACTGGTAAATCTCGCCACGCTTCGATGTTGGCTCTGCCGGGAGTTCCGGGGCATCGTCCTCACCCTCAAGCTCCCCGGCTAAAGACTTGTCGTTCATTAACTGTTCAATCTCGGCTGCGGAAAAGCCCGTAAGCTCTAGGTCAAAGTCTTGGTCGCTTAAATCCGCAAGCTCAATGCCAAGTAATTCGTCATCCCACTCCGCTTCTTCATGGGAGCGGTTATCCATAATCCGGTATGCTTGGATTTGTGCATCGGTCAAGTTATCCGCAATATGCACGGGTACTTTCCCAAGTTTTAATTGCCAAGCTGCTGCAAGCCTTGTATGCCCCGCTACCACGACCATTTCGGAGTCCACTACGATAGGCTGCCTGAACCCATACTCCTTAATAGAGGCTGCCACCTTTGCCA